CCGGCAAATCCGCGCGCTCCTTTACGATCAAGGTTTCACCATCGGCGGCGCACGCTTGCGCCTGTCCGGCGATGAAGCCAAAGACGACACCACCCAATACAAACAGATGATTCGCCAGATGATTGCCGAATTGGAAGACGTGCTGGTGGTTCTCAAGAAATAAAAAGCTGCTTTTGAATACTTCCAGTTTTCAAAAGCTTGCGATATATTCTTGAGCGCTCTTCGAGGTGAAGAGTGAGTTGGAAAACCAGTCGGGGCGTAGCGCAGTCCGGTAGCGCACTAGCATGGGGTGCTAGGGGTCGAGTGTTCGAATCACTCCGTCCCGACCATATAATTCAATGACTTAGCCCAACTCTAGCCAGTTGGGCTTTTTCATTGGTGGGGAGTTTTTCGGGACTTCATCCAGTTTTCCTTTTCAGGATGGTCAGTACCGGCCCACGTGAGTCTGTTGCTGATACCATATTTGCAGCTTCGATCAGATGCCCGAGCTCAGCGCCCGAGTAGTGACTGGTGATGCTGCCATTCTTGTGTCCCAGTAAAGCTTTTCGATCTTCCTGAGTGACACCTGCCGCCCGTAGGCGTCGACCAAATGTGTGCTTCAAGTCGTGCACCCTGATGGATGTATACCCTGGATGAGCGGGGCGAAGGTTTTCCTCCTGCCAGAGTTTTGCCGCTCTCACCCGCGCCTTTTTCCACGCCGAGTCGTTCATGCGATGAAGCGCATTACCCTTGTAAGGAAAAACCCAGTCCTTACTCAGGCCTCGCTGTTTGTCGATGATCGACTTGGCCACGGTGTTGAGCACGACCAATCGTTCGTCGCCGTTCTTCACGCCAGATCGCTCGTTGCGCCCGCCGAAATCTGACGGGATCAGGAACACGCTGGTGCCAAGTTCTGGTACCGATATCTCCCAGTCCCACCTCAATTTGCAGACCTCTTGCTCGCGACATCCTGTGTTCACCTTGAACAAGGCCATCGTTTGCAGGTGAGCCGGCAACTCTCCAAAAAGTATCGACTGCTCGTCCCATGTCATGGGGTAGGGCTCTCGAACCTTTTTCTTCAAGTCCAGTTTCGCAAGCATCGGCACCGAATCAAGCCAAGGCCTGCGCTCTTCGTCCCGCCACTTCCTTGCACAAAGCGAAAGAACCCGAATTACGCGTTCGATTGAGATGTTGATCGTACGAGGTGCCACCGGCTTTAATTGCTTCCCGCAAGGCAACACCATTCCTTTCAAACGATCCTTCACGAACGGCTCAAGTGCCTGGTCATCGATGTGGGTCAATGGCAGGTCTTTGAGATAAGGGTGCAAGTGTTTCAGGTGGTGCGCCGTCAGCTTGATTGACGGCTGATCCTTGCTCTCGATCAAAAACTTCGTTGCTGCTTCTTCCCAAGTTCGGGTTCGGCGCACGCCATACACCTTTTGCTGCCGAAGCTGCTCAAGGCGATGAATCAGATACTGCTCTGCTTCTTGCCTGTCACCAGTTCCAGTGCTTTCTCGAAGTCGCTCACCTCGGAAAACCTTGTCGATTTGCCAGACTCCACCTTTCTGGTAGAGACCGGAGATCGCTTTTCTCGCCATGGTTTGCCTCCTTTGGCTTCACCCTGGCGCTCGCTGCGGGGGTGATTGTTGTCCTGATTCGCCGCCTTTTCAACCGACTTGCGCTCGACGTAGGCGTCCGCCCATTCATCAAGCTCAATCCGGTCGAAGGCCACGCCTTGTTTCCCGATCGGGAATTCTCTTACGCTTGGGCGAACTGTTTTGTTGAATTCGTCCCGGCACATGCCGAGGTAACCAGGAGCATCGCCAAACCTGATGAAGCGCGGTTGAATGCTGCTGGCCTTTGCCGCTGTGGCGTTTGCCATGAGGTGATGCTCCATGCCGCGCGTGGCGGCAGAAGGTGGTTATTGGGTGGTGGACGCTTTTGCGTGCCCGGCGCAAACCTTGGTGGGCTGCCCGCGTTCGTTGAGATCGGCGTGGCACATGAAGCCTTTGCTGTCGTAGATCATCTGGTCTGCATCAATCGTGGTTGGCTCACACTGGTTGGCGATTGATCCGAGTCGGTGGCGCACCCATGGCACATGCTGCGAGGTTCTGGCTGACACTTGCGGTTGAGCGCCGCCCCCATGCACGCGCCGAGCATCGTCGGGAGATTGATGTTTTCAGCTGCGTACGGATGCATGTCGCAATGCTCGACCATGAGCATCTCGGACATCTCACGGCAGTTTTGAGCGACTGAGTTGGCCATGCCCAGCGCCTGCTCGAAAAGATTGAGAGTGGCGCCCAGCCCGTGCTTAGTCAGGTAGAGCTCGATTGCAACGCGGCGGAAGCCGAGCGGGACAACAACCATGCCTTTCAGGGCTTCCGCATCGGCGGCATCGAGCTGGTACTCCATGTTTTGGTCGGACACGATTGATCCTCGCCCGCCGTACACCGGCAGGCTGATAGATGGTTGTGGGAATCAGATGAAGGGCAAAAGAAGCCTCAGCACGTGTACTAAGGTCTATTGGTTCGCCTCGCCAGTTGCGTACACGTTTTCTCCCCCGAAGCGACTGGTGAGGTGGGCTTCATCGCCACGGCCCCTTGTAGATGAGGTAGGCCATGTAGAGCGGGGCGAGGATCATGCCGCCACCTTCTGGCCGAGCAACACATCCGCCACAATTTCCCAGAGCTGCGCGGGTGACCACTGGAATCGGTCGAAGTCCGTGTCTGGCTGAATGCCGACTCGGCAAGTGGAGTGAGCGCCCGCCGGGTACTCGCCTCGCTTGGCCATGATCGTCGCTACGCGGCCGTCGCCACCGGGGGTGGTGCGGTGGTACGCATATGCCTGAGTGTTGTAATCGTTGCCGGCCGGTATTCCCAGTGTCCCGACATGCACGAGATCAGCGCGACCGTCTGATGTCCATGGTCTGCCGCCGCCAGGTGTCCGTGCTCCCTCATGCAGGTAGAGCATGAATTCGCCGGCATCGTGGCAAACGAGTTCGAACTCATGGTTGAACTGGGTACCGACGATCACCCGCGAAGTGAAGTTGAACCGGTGATCGTGGATCGACGAGTGCTCGAAGCAGGCTCGACGCGGCAGTTCAGGGTGCCAGACGTGCAGGCGCTGATTGCCCTGCAGTTGAACTTGCACGAACCCAAGGCCATGCAGGGTGATTTTGTCGGTCATTACGTCGTCGATGATGCTCACGGCAACACTCGTCCTTGCCGCTATAGCGGCTGACTTTGAAGGGGGAGGGAGTAGATTGCGGGTGGAGTACAGATGTACTCTTATCGAGGTTCGGCTGATTTGATGGCTGGGTGTGTCGCGTTCCAGCGCTCGAAGGCTTCTTGCGTGGTGGCCGCTTCGATCTTCTCGTCGCACTGGGTGCAGGCCGCTACACCGCCGGCCGCGCCGACATCGCGATGACCTTGCTTACAGGGGTTCATATGCCAGTCGTCATCTTTTGGATTCAGGAACTCGCGCATTTCCGAAAGCACCAGGTCATGCTCCAGATCGTTCGGCTCGAGGTCTTCGTGATAGCGGATCTCGGTGTCGAAGTTGGCGACCATGCGCTGGATTAAAGATGTCGCGGTATCGTTCCGCTGATCCGCAGCGTTCAGGCGCTGCTGCAGGGCGTCACGTTCTTTGATTGCGATCGCATGCTTGTCGCGCCAGTGCAGTACCGCGACGAATTCTTCAGCCGTTGTGACTGGTGCGGTCGGTTTGTTTTCTGTAGGCATGGGGTACCATCCGGCATAATGATTAAGTAGCAGGTTTTTTGGCAGCCAGGTTTAGCCGTGACTTTTTGCTTTGGAATGTGGGGGAGTTATGTTTGATGATATTTTTAAAGCGAAGGTTCGGGAGTTAAAGAGCCTATTTGTGGCAACAAGTAATCTATATCACAACGGCGAGAAAGGAGGCTTTCGGGAGCAGTTTGTTAAAAGCCTTCTCGAAGCGTTTCTTCCTTTTCAGTTTGGTGTTGGGTCTGGAATAATTGTGGATCGCTGGGGTCGCCAGAGTCCTCAAGTTGATATCATTGTTTATGATAAAATGAATATGCCGCCGCTCCTAAATAGAGGTGATCACGGTATTTATCCTCTCGACTCTGTTTTGAGAGCTATGGAAATAAAAAGCGTCGTGGATGCCAGTTCTATTCGCCAGTTTTCAAATTTAGTTTTAGCGTTGCATCCTGATAATCCAGGTGGTTTGAAGCTCGCTTCTCCGGGAAACCTTCCTGGAGGAAAAGGGTACTACCCGCTTTGCGGTTTGTTCGGTTTTAGAACCGAGATAAAAGATTTAAAATCGGCTTATCGAAAATCCGAAATATTGTTGGATAATCCAGCGCTCTTGTATGTTGATGGGGCTGGGTATTACAACTGTAAAACTCAGAAGTTTGAGCATTATCTAGATAGCGATGATGGTATCAAAAAATTTATCGGCACATTTATCGCTAGGATCGGAGAGGCAGCTAAGTCGAGAGCGGAATTTAAACCAGCTGACTGGTTTGATTCATAGCTCACCAGCATCTAATTTCGCTGCCCGCCAAAGGTGATTTTTATGCCGCTAACTGTTGATATAGCTCAATTATGTCTGCGGCGTTGGCTGCTACCAGTGCCTCGGCTTCGTCTGGACAGACGCTGTTGCCGATCAGCCGCACCTGATCGACCTTCTTGATGTCGCGCCATTCCTCGACGCCGGTGACTGGGTCGACGAACAGACCGCGATCGATGATGTAGTCCTTGTCGAAGCCTTGAGCGGCCTTCAGCTCAGGCGGTTGCAGCATGCGCAATGTGATATCGATCAGCACATAGCCGCCGACCATCACCATTTCAGCCGGGTCTTTGAAATGCTCCGGCAGGTATTTGTGCATGAAGGCAGCGCAGCGCCGGGCGCCTTCCATTTGCTCAGGAGTCAGCGTGTCGGGCACCTGCACCGTCTCGACGACCGCAACGCGATCTTTCGTCGGCAGCGTGTGCATCGGCTCATTGAGCGAGATACCGTCCTTCTCGTTGCCGTAATACTTCACCAGGTAAGCGCTCACCAGGCGCTGATTGGCGCCAGACTGGCAGATGGTCGATATCGGATCATAGGCCGATCGGCCGTCGCCTTTGTAGAAGCCGCCGTTGGCCTGTTCAAAGAACGCTGTGACGATGCCGTGCCGAGCAGCGCCAGCCATAACCGTCTGCGCTGGATCGTCAGGTGAGCCGCCCGCTGCGTTTTGCCCGAATGCGGTCATGTGTGCTGCTGCCATCGCGAAGTGACCCCCTTTGACTTGAGCGACCTGCGTACGCAGCGGCTCCTGCACGTCGAAGTTGCGCTGAGCTGATCCGTTCGCGCATTCGGTGAGGAAGGGCGCCGCAACGGGCTGCACCAGCGCGTGGTGAGTGCCGCCCGCGCTGATCGTGGAAAGCGCTTCGTCGGTGCCGTGCGTGCTGGTGTGCGCCGATGAGGTGCCGCGCATCGGCACGATGAAAGGCTTCGCACTGGTGAGCATATGACGCCAACAACCCTTAGCCACGCGGCGCATGGTGTTTTCGGCCATCGGCTTCTCACGAAAGATCGTGCGGCCGAGGTTGCTCCAGTCGATGCATTCAGCCGCGGAGCGCCATGGCAATTGCTTCGCCGCTGGCCGCTTGTGACGCTTCGGCGCCGGCCAGATGATCGGCTTGCCGTCGCTGCGCGCCACCAGATAAAGGCGCTTGCGGATGGTCGGGGTGCCAGCGTTCGCCGCGATGCGCTCCCGCCACTCAGCGTTATAGCCCAGCCCCCGCACCAGAGCTTCCACTGGAACGAACTCTCCGATCGCCTCGATGATCTCCTGCATGTCCGAATGATCAGCGGGCAGGCCGGTGCTGATCGCGGCAATGAACGCTTTGAAGGTGCGGCCGCGTTCAGACTTGATCGGCTGGCCGTCGTCGTCGATCGGGCCCCAGTCGCAGAACTCTTCAACGTTTTCGAGGAAGAGCAGGCGCGACTTCGTTACGAACAGCCAGCGGATCACCACCCAGGCCAACCCCCGAACGCCTCGATCGCGAGGCGCGCCGCCCTTGGCCTTGCTGTGGTGACGACAATCCGGTGATGCCCAAATGATCGCCACCGGCTGTCCGCCCGTGGCTTCCCGCGGGTCAACCTCGAACACGTCTGCCACGTAGTGCGCTGTCGTTGGGTGGTTGGCGCGATGCACAGCCAGGGCGATAGGATTGTGGTTTACCGCCACGTCCGGCTCCCGGTATGCCCGAGCGATGCCGGTGCTGGCGCCTCCACCGCCGGCGAACAGATCGACCACCAGTTCCTTTTCGAATGGCAGACCCATGCTTGGCTGGCTATGGATGAACTGGGGTAATTTCTGTTGTGCGGGCATCGGGGGATCCTTGTTGGTATATTTGGCGGCTTTAAATGGAGGTCGTGATGACGCTGAAAACGGTTTTGGTCGCGTTATCGGGAGCTGCTGGATTGATTTCTGCGGGACTTTGGATCTGGTCAGCCATGGCACACGTTCCGTATGAGCCGAGGAAAAATGACGACGGCTCGCCTGTTGGTGTGCACGGCGATGGGATAACTGATTTCGTAAGAACTGCGCAGAAGCAATCTCGTATTAGTGCCTGCGCTGCGGTTGCAGCGGCCTGCGCGGCAGGGCTTCAAGCGTGGTCAATATTTCTGAGCGATTGAGCGAGGTAACGGCGGAGTTCGGTCTAAAAGTGGGGGATGCATCAAGCTCCACCCTCCGCGACGGGATGCGGCGCTGGGGCATTTTTGACGGAACTGCAGTATGGAAAAAAGGATCGAGTTATGATGAAGGAAGAACTTTTAATACCTTTAATTGGTGCAGTAGTAGTTGCAGTGATCGCCGGGGCTATATCTCTAGCAGTGACAATTCTTGCTAAGGATCAAAAAACATCGGAATTTCGGCAATTGTGGATTGACTCGCTTCGAAACGATGTCTCGACGCTTACCGGCGTGATGCAAATGTTTCTCAGCCTTTCTGAAGTGGCGAGGAATAAGGGGACAGATCACGCATATGAATTTTTGGTATCCAGTAAAGATAACTACGTTGAAATAGTTAACGTCATGACGCGCATTCGATTACGACTTAACGTGAAGGAGCATTTTGTATTGTTAGATTTGATATACGAAATCGACAACTTGAAAGGTCTTCCAAAAGATGAAACCCAAGCCCTAATCGAACGAGTAATAATCGAAACTCAGAAAATTCTGAAGAATGAATGGGAGCGAGTAAAGCGAGGAGAGCGCTCTTATCAGATATTAAAATGGTCGTCAGGTTTGATTTTTACAGGAGGAGTTGTCAGCTCAATTTTGTATTTTTACCCAGATCTACCGGCTCAAGCTTTTCTTATGCTTCAGGCTCTGTGACTTCGTCATCAGGTTCTGGCGGATCGTCGGCGAGCGACTGCATGCCGGCGGCCTGAATGATGCGCGACACCTTTTCAGTAACAACAAAAGGTGTCGTGACACACTTGAGCATTTTGGCTTGTGTTTCGAAGTCAGCGGCGATCAGGTTGCGCAGCAGGTTCTGATACACCTCCTGCTGGTTGTTGAAGCCGTGGGCCTTCATAACTGCCTTCAGGTCAGGCTTGAAGACGCCGGCGACCTCAACCGTAAATCTCTCGACGCCCAATGCAGCGTCCTTCGCTGCCGCCTTCTCGCGCTTCCTGCGCTGCTTGATGGCTTCCGCCGTCAGCTGGGATTCTTCCGTCGTCAGCTCCTGTTCTTCGGCCATGGCCTACCTCTTCAATTCCGCTGGCCGGCAAGTCCAGCCAGGTCTGTCGTTTGCGTTGTTGGGTTCTTCGCTTCATCGAAATGCAGGCTTCAGCTTCGGAAAGTCGATGTCGTTATCCCGGATGATCCGGTCGAGCATGTTGTAGCTTATCGAGAGCGACTTGCAGCACTGGTTCCGGTTCATGCCACGGCTTTTGCATTCGACAATAGCCGTCACCAATTGTGCTTCCACGTCGGCCGGCGCCTTGTTCGGCGCCGATGCGATCTTCTGCCGAACCTCGAACTTGATTGGTGACGTGAGGCGATCGCCTTCAGCGTGGCAAGCGCGATTCCTTCCTTCTCGCAGATCTGCATGCGCGTCAGCGTCTTGGCCATCTGGCGGATGCGGACGACGCGCCCGGTTGTTTCGTCTTTGACCGCCGGCCGGTGGAAGCTCGGCGGCTGCTTCCGTTCGGAGGTGCTGGTGAATTTGATACGAGCCGGCTCCGGCACTTCGATCTTTCCGTCGCCGGCCAAAAATTGGGCGATACGTTCGGAAAGATCACTTGCGGCCTGGCGCCGCTGTTCGATGTCGTTGAGGTGGTTGCTGATCATGCTCAAGCTCCCAATCGATGGGCCTGAGCCCGGGCTTTGTCCGCTACCTCATCAACCATGCGGTTCAGCTCCAAGTTAAATTGGACGAGCTCTCTGTGCAGGTTGGCGATGTAATCTTCGTCGCGGTAAATTGTTTCGATGTAGAGGCGGCAGTCTTCATCTTGGCGCGGATCGAACGACAGGAAATCCCACCATTCCCGGCCCGTTACGAACATGCAGCCTTGAACCTGCGGCTTGTGTTCGTCGGGCATTCCTTCGAGCCAGGTGCGGACGTGGACGGCTTCGTTGAATGGACACTTCGACTCGATGCCGCCGTCGTCGCCGATCAAGCCGTCCGGCGAGCAGCCCAGCCAGTCGTATTTCGGATGCACCACAAAGCCCGATTTGATTACGGTGTTGCCGGTCAGGATTTCGTAAAAGTCGTGACTCGATTGCTCGACCTCTGTCCCCCAGGCCATCGACTTGCTGCTGACCGAATGCTTTGATCTGTTCGCCAGACGCTCAAAGGCTAGTTCGCGCATGTAAGTGGTGCGGGCCGCGAGCGGCTTGCGCTTTCCGTGCTTGTCACGATCTCCCCAAGCAATCACATCCTTGAAGCGGCTGGCAGTGAGGCGCCCACTTCGGTCTTGATGCCACTGCTCGGTGCGCTGAAGGTCTACCGAGGCGTTCATTGATCACCGCCCTGCGGAACGTTGTCTGCATCAGCGTTCGAGCTTTCGTTGAGCGTGGTGAACTCCGCCTCGATTGTCTGTGCAATCGACTTCAGCTCACCGTGACGGGTTACGCCAATAGCGCCGCGCTGCTGTGGCTTGAGCGCTTTCCATGCCTTTTCGTAACCCTCAATGCCTTGTTCCTGGGCGATCTTCTTCAACTGCTCGAACAGATCTGTAGTCGCATCGGTTGTGTCGCCCTGAGGTACTGAAGCGGCCCCCACTTCTGCTGGCTTTTCGTTCGTAGATCTCGGGGTAACGTCTGTTTCGGGAGGCGTGTAGCCGTCGTCCAATTCGTCTCGGGTGTAGACGCCCAAGATCACGTCAGGGCAATACAGGCGAGCCCATTTTTTGAGGGCCAGGTATGCGATCTGCTGCTTCGGATCGTCCGCCCATAGCGTCGAATTCCGAGTTCGCGCCTGAGTCATCAATGTGGTCAGTTCGCGGGGGGAGTCCTCGCCCGTGAACGTAGCCCAGACGCGGACGCCGAGCCCCTTCTCGTCGTTTAGATTCCAATTCGGAACGCGGTACTTCTTGGGCTGCCCGTGGTCATCCATTTGCTTTTTGCTTTCAATCTCACGGAAGTTGCCAATGATCTTGTCCCAGTCGCCAAACCAGTCGTAATGGATTCGATCAAGCGTCGGTGCTCGCGTGGTGATGACCGCGTTGACCAGCTGTGCTTCATAGCTGAGTTGGCCACCGTTGACGATGAACGTCTTCTGCGCCACCTGGAAGGGGTTCATGCCCCATTGCATGGATTGCATGATCACCGCCATGCAGTCGGCAGTGTTGCCGTGAAAATGCTTTGGCAGGGTGGTTTTGCCGCCTGCCATGATTCCCGCGAGCTCAGTCATCGACTGCATGCTGTCGCGGTTGAGGATCAGCCCTGTCGGGCTGGTGTCCATTGGTACGGTAGCAATCTGAGTTTGAGCGTTCATTCCTAACTCCATAGCCGACGACTTTGGCCGGCCTCCGGGGTGATTTCAGGGTTCGTTAAAACGACAGGGCGCGCAGCCAGGCCGAAGCCTCGTCATTGGTGATGCAGAAAGCCATGGCCACGACCTCGACCACTTCATTGGCGCTTGGCATGTTTGCGTCAGCGACTTCGCCTGCCGTTGGTGCTGGATCGATTGGCGCCACTGCAACTGGGGCTACATCAGCAACCGCTGGAGTCTCGATGGCATCTGCAGCCGGAGTGGGCGCGGCAGCCTGAGCGCGCAGGCGTGCCAGCTCTTCTTGATCGCGTTGATATTGCGCGTCGCGTTCGCGCTGCTGCCGCTGTTGCGCTTCCATGTCACGGCGCTGCTGATCCAGCTCATCTTGTTGCTGCTTCAGGCGTTTGCGGTCTTCTTCAGCGCGCTGCTTGCGCAGCTCTTCGGCCTCCGCATCGGCGATGCGCTGCTTCTCGCGAAGTTCTTCGAGCTCTTTCTGCTGGGCTGCCAGCTTCAGGGCAGCCTCTTCGCGCTCGACAGCAGACCTGTGCAGGGTTTCAAGCTGCTCAATAGCGTTGTCGCGCGCGATGGTGCCTTCTGCTTCGAACTCGGCATATTCCTCGGGCAAGATCACCGACTCTTTGACGTTCTGCAGGACATTCGCAACATCGGCAGCGCTACGGCTTGCGTATGCAGCAGCGACTGAGCTGAATCGGGTGATCTTTGCTCTGATGGCTTCGACGCGTTCAGCTTCAATGCGCTCGCGCTCAGCCTTCGCATCAGCGGCGCGCTTTTCTTCGGCCTTAATGGCTTCGTCTACAGGCGCTTCAATCGCGAGAACTCGATCTTTTAGCGCCTCGCCGAATTCCTTCACCTGGTTGACGCGAGCCTGGGCTTCTTTGACTTTCTGCTGGTACGGAACGAGCGCGGTCTTCGTGGTGTTTGCCAAGGCGTAGCGCACGTCGCGGATATCGACTCGAACTTCCTTCGCATTGGCCAAGCCTTCGCTGGTGGAGCAGTCAACGACGAGCTTCGCGTAGCTGGTTTCCAAACGGACGATCTGTTCTTCGTGCGGCCGATACTCGGCGATGTCGGTGACGGCAACGGCAGGAGCAACAGCGTTCTTTGTGCTGACGGTATCGTTCAGCTCAAGGTCGGCCGATACGGTGGCTTGTTTGGAGTTTGCGGACATGACGATTCCTTGCCGCGCCGAGCGCAGCGTGTGGTGGTGTTGTTTATTGAGTGACGCGATCGGCGAGGGCGCTGAGCAGCATCAGGAAGGTGATGAGGGAGATTGCAGAGAACGACCCGCGCCAGATAAGCGCGCGGCGTGCCCATTGGCGACTGGTCACCGGAACACTCGATAAGTCATTGAGTGCGGCACCTGGCAGGTGCTGGAAGAGTCTCGCGTCACGTTGTAGCCGGCCAGGATGAGCAGCAGACCAGCGGCGAGAACCCAGAACATGATCTTCATGGGCGAACCCTCGCTGCGATGCGACCACCTTTCATGGTGACCGACAGACGCTGTGGCAGACTCGAAACCAACTCCTCCCGCTTGCGGCCGATCACCTCGTTGAATGGAAGGCCGAAGCCGAGGATGGCGATGCGGCGCTCAATGTCTTCGAGCTGCTCTTCGGCCAGCGATTTAACAGGTGGAGTCGTCATGCTGCAGCTCCTTGCTTGATCGATTCGTTGTAGGTGGCGTAGATCTCGTCGATGCGCGCCCGATAGCGGCGGTGCTCATCGTTGTCGATGGCGCGGAGCAGGAAGGCGAGGGTGATAGCGGAGGTTGCTGCTGCGCTGGCGTTGGGCTTGCCGAGGCTGCGGATCATCTGTTCGATCTCACCCTCAATCCAACCAATTGCCGTCTGGTGGTCATGTTCCTCTACGTTCATTTGAGCCCCCAGAATTCACCGTAAGCGACCACTGCTGCCGCGATTCGCGCGGCCCGCGCTTCGCGGTCGATCAACTCTCGAGTTGCCGTCAGCGCTTGAAGCTGCGTGCGCTTCTGCTCAGCAGCTTCGTAGTCGTGGAAGTCTTCAACCTTCGGCGCTTTCGAGCGCCCCCAGTCGTCGTAGCGCCTGTCCCACTCTCGGGCCTGCGCACTGTCTGCATAGCTGGTTGCCATGGTCGCCTCCAGATCGGCGTTATTCAGCGGGCGGAGCGGGCAGCGGTGCCCAATGGGTTGTCACTGGCGGTCGCACGGGATGGCCGACGCATTCCGCGTGCTGACACCACTCCTCGACGTCGTACCAGGTGCCTTCGCAAATTGAATCGAGGTAATAGCCGAAGCCTTCGCCCCAATTGCGCCAAACCGCGACCAGTTGATCCGGCATTGGCATCTGCTCGTCGCAGTTGATCCAGCCGCTCATGCTGCCTCCGGCCAATGGCGCTCAATGCTCTCTTTGGCGTACGGCGACAGGCGCGCATAGCCGTTTACCGATCCGCACCCGGGCATTGTTCCTTCCAGCTCGACGCAGGCGCGGATGTCGCAGCGGCGCGAGCAGACCCAGCCGCCGTAGTGGCAGCGGTGGACTTCACCTTTCGGCTCGGGGTGATAGGCGAGGCCGCCTTTCCACGATGGCGAGCCGCGCAGCTTCAGCCCGCAACCTCGGCAAACTGCTTGTGTGTTGGTGCAGTTGTGCATGACGACCTCCAGTGTTTGGGGTTATGCGGTGGTAGGAACGGCTTCACGAAAGCGCGAGGGGCTCCAGTCGCACGACTCATCCGCAGGGATGTGGCCGAACATCGCGGTGCAGCGCTTGCAGTGCACGCAGTCGCCGCAGGTCTTGCCCTCGGGCAGGTTCATCTGATCAGCGTTGTCCGCCGACCGTGGATACGGCGCTCGTTGCTCGGCCATGATTTGCTCCATGTGGTTTATCCAACAAAACTCGGATGCACTCATCCGCTCCGCTGGTTGCCGTTGGGCGCGGAGGGGAGTGCATTCGGGTGGTGTGGGGGGAGGGTGGGTGCCGGTCTTTCCCGGCTGTCCGTCGTACTCTTCCGACTGTCAGCGTCCTTGATTTGGCTCATTGGCTAAGCCTTCGCTCATACGGAGCGAAACGAACACTGCTTTGGAGTGCCCACAAAGACCGTATTGTCCGACGGTCGTGGCGGAGGCGGCTTAATCCCCGCTCTGGATTCTTTTAAACCATCACTCTTGCGAGTTGATCCATTCGTAAATGGCCTCTTGTCCAATTGCGTTGAGCAGATCGATAGGGTCGATATCGCTGCTCTTGATCCAATCCGTCAGCTCCTTTTCGTCGAGCAGGCTTAGCGTCTTGTTGATCCCCATGGCGGTGATCACTTCGTGCTCGTCGAGACCTTTGATTCGGTCTTCAACATCGAGATCTTCAAGCAGCGCTTCCGGCTCGACCTCAACCACTACCCGAATCTTGTCCAGTTTCCACGCCTCGACTGAAGCGCTGTCTGCGAGAAATACAACTTCCATCATCTTGCCCTCCGCTGATTTCCCGTCTGGCCCTGTCGCCAAGGCCAGCCAGTGAAATCTGTTCGCCGTGACCCGCTTCTGGCGTCGGTCACTGGCCTATCCCAAATTGTTCGTCCAGCCGCGGGCCTTTCGGCTTGTTATCCCGCTGGATAACTGTTCTTGGCGTTTTACGCTGCACGCCCGGGTCAGTTGCCAACCCTCTGAACCGTTTAGGCCGGTTCATCGCTGCCTTCGAATCTGGGCCGGTGGTGATCCGGCAAGGGGTGTCGCTAAAGAGCGGCGCGGCTTTCGCGGCTGGCCGGCGATGTTCATTGCTGGCTTGAGACGAATTTAAGCAAGCTGAAATAGGGGTGTCAAGCATGCTGAATGATTAAATTCAGATTGCTGAAATTTGTAGGCGATAAAAAGCCCGCTCAGTGGCGGGCTCATTTATGCGTCGCAGTATTCTCGCCAGCCGATCCTGACAGTGCCGCCCTCCAGGGTCTCGACCCGGACGCCAGAGGTCTCGCCGATCTCATCCAGTAGGCGTTGCCAGTCCTCTGGTGATTCGTGATTCAGCCTCGCCACTGTAACTGCCTGTACCTTTTGAACGCTTGGAGCGGCGATCAGGGCTTGCAGGCGGCGGCCTGCCGCTTCATAGGAAGAGGACGGTTTCGATGTGGTAACTGCTGGGCTTGGCACGTGGAACTCCTTACTTGCACTGTTTGTATATACAGTATTTGTGTTGGTCAGCATTGGCAAGCATAGTAATGCATTAGTGCATATATTTTGTGAGAGGCTATCTCTTAGGCGTAAAAAAGCCCGCGTTTGGCGGGCTTGGGTGCTGTGTGTAACGGTCAGTTAGAAAACTTCACCTCAGTCGCGAGGGCTTCTTTCGCGGCCTGGTACGCGGATTTGGCTTGCTGGTCTGTGGTGCGATACGGGCTCATTGTGGTGAGATAGGCCGACCATTTCGCATATAGGTCCTTGCTCAGCTCTGCTTGTTTCGCTGGTACCTTGGCGGCTTTCAGTCGATTCACGGCTTCGTCACCCTGCGCCCTGGCATGCTTAAAACATTCAAGCAGGGAGTTGCTGTATTCGGCGATCAAAGGACGGTTGCTGTAACGAACCGCAAAGTTACCCGTCGTTGCTTCAAGATCACACTGCCATGCCGGGAGGTCCAGCTGCCGAGAGAAGTTGACGGCCTCAGGTGAATTTGGGTCATATTTGAAATCAATGGGCTTGAACACATGTGGCGCTTTGGCAGGGGCTGTAGCGGTCGGCGCGACTGAAGTTCTTTTCTGCGGTGCTGCGCAGCCAGCCAAGGCTATCGTCAAAGCAGCAAGCAGGGTGCAGGTTTTCAAACGCATGGTATCCCTCCCGTAATAGAGCCAGCACTTTACCATCCCGTGGCCCTGCGCCACCATCAGCAGCACCGCCAGTCGCCGGCATGGAACGCTGGGAAGCGGGCAACCTCTACCGATCCACAACTCACTAGGTGACCCACAATGAGCGATGATCGAAAGGAGCAGGCGCTTGCCGCTTGGCGACGACTATTCGATGTGCCTGATATCCGAATGGACGCCGAAGAACAGTACGATGAACTGCTCAAAATGGCAGACACCATGGAGCAGGAGGGACTTATTACTGCCGGTGAGTGGCGTCAGCTAGTGAGGGAGGCTGGTACGAAGTTCGCACAAGCAATTGAAGGGCTTGGTGGCGGAGCGTAGGAAAGTAGGTACAAAAAGCCCGGCACTGGGCCGGGCTCGGTAATTCGGCTACGAGACGTCAAGCAGCCATGTGTGCTGCGCTCAAGCTTTTCTTCAATGAAGTTTTCATCACTTCCATTTGCTCGCCCAACTCATCGAGCTTCGCTTTGCCCAGTAGCTTTTTCGCCTGAGGAAACATTTCAGTTTCCTCTTCCTCGATGTGGTGTTCCAGCAGCTCTTTTACGACTTTTACGCGGCCGGCGAACTCCGGGGTAGACGGATCGGTGCCTTTTAGATCTGGCAGCACTAGGGAGTCCACTGTGCGGTGCTCTTCCTTGGCCTCGTAATACATCTCGTCCTGTTCCTTACCGCCGGCTTCTTTGAAGGCGGGGTAGAGAATTTGCTCCTCAAGCTGCGTGTGGATGGTGATTTCCATTTCGAGTTTGTCGAGAAGCTCGACGCGCTTTTTCAGCGCGCGATCAGTGGATTCGCTCAGCTGGCTCAGGATGCCTTTTACTTTTTCGTGGTCGGCTTTGAGAAGGTCAATTGCGTTCATTTTTGTCTGCCTCATCTATCACTGGTTAGCGTCAGCAGCTCTTCGGCTGCAATTCACGTTCCCAGTAGCTATCGCATCTTCTGTGCCAAAAACGACCGTAAAAAAACTCTAATGATTTCAGCCATTTCATCGGAGTGGTAGCGAGGTGACGGCATGCAGTCTGCACGGATAGCGGAATTACCTCTTGCAAAAGACAGCTCATTCGCAGGCAAAAAAAGCCCGCCGAGGGGGAGGCGGGCTATCAAGTTCATGAGGAATTGTGGGCATAGTCGACGAGAAAATTTTTGCCTGCGAGTGATCGACTGCCACCAAGGCTCAACAGAAAGCCTACGATTACCGACGGCACTCAATTAATAAAAGGATCGAAGCATGGCGGAGCAGGATCAGAATTTTTCAATTCCCGAACTCATCGTGGCCCTGTTACGTGATCGAAAGATCCAAACCGGCTGGTGGGGGCTGACAATGCATTTCAGCGCCAAGGGTACGAGCGTTGCGCCCAAAGACGCGACAGGAACAAGACTGCCAGGCTTAACCGTAGCGGTTGAGGGAGTGACTCTTGTTCCCGCGAAGGATGGGGAGGAGGGCAGTGTTAATGCTGCGGTCGTCAATCCGGCAAAGGCCTCTCGAGCCAGAAAGGCTGTTCCATCGAAGGCGTTGCACTGATGTACGAAATCCAAATACAAAGCCCGCACAAGGCGGGCTTTGTATTCTTACGCTAGCAGCTGACCCCTCAGCAAGAATCAGTGTAGTAGACATCTGAAATGTCACAACGCAGAAACAAGAAGCCCGGCGCTGGGCCGGGCTTAAGGTCTACCTGTTCATTCCCAAGGGAAGGCTTGGAGAATGTATCGAGGTCTACTGCTACCAATTCTTTTCGCATTCACAGTTATTTTAAATGAGCTATAGAGATGTTGATTTATGGCGTTGGGGTTCGGTACATCTCTTTTGATGCTTCCATAAATTACGTGACCGTCTACCGTCCTGAACTCAAAGGCTCTTTTGTCCGGCAGAGCTCCAATAAATTCACCTGTAAATGTCTCAATGCTTTCTTTTATGTTGTCCAGATTGAGCCGCTCCTTGCTGCGCCTCACCTGCTCACTATCAGTAAATTGAAACTTTTTTGTACGAGTGGTCAGGGAGCAAGATGCTTCATAACTGGATAATTTTCCCAAGAAATCCGCAACAGCCGTGATAGCTCTATCGGCCAACCTAGATACTGGCTCAGATAGTTCTTCATCACTTTTTGTCGTGGCCTCGAGAAGCTCGGCTATCAGATCGATTGCCTGAGAAACCGGTGTTGTGCCTTCAATGTCAAGCTGGCGTTCAGCAGGCGCTTCCTCTAGCTGAAAACCAAAAGACCCGAGTGCTGCCCCAGTTATCAGAAGCTGATTGCTAGATCGATTCGGGATGGGGCCCTTATCCGCCAAGGTTCCGGAAATCGATGCGGCAATCATAGAGATTGCTTCGCTGAACGCTTGAGTGGCCGAGGTTCCAAACTCAGCTAGAACCCCATGGGTTCCCCAAACTGGAGATCCACGATAGGTCAATATGACTTTTGCAGGTTGATATGCATTTCCATTGCTTTGTGCAAGATATGACTTCGCGCGCTGAATTCTGGAGTTCAGCGACATGGCCGTGAGCCTGCTCAAGCCTTTTTTAGAAACCTCTTTTTCAAGGAAGCTGAGCTCGGCAGCGCTATGTAGATACTCATTCCTGTTCATGTGCTAGCTCCTGTTGACGAGCTTCGAGCAATGCCAGAGCTTCGGCGTCTTGATGTGGTGCGAGGTCTAATTTTAGGAATCCTTTCCACTGCCTAGACCTTCGATGAGACCACATGCTGTACCAGTATGCAGACATAGACACCAGAATTTCGGGATCGTCCTGTAGAGACTGGACGTAGAAGTCAACCTTGAATCGTTCTTTGATCCACTCAGTATCACCCAAAAGGCGGATTTGTTCCTCAGTTAGCGCATCAAAAAAATCGTCGCCTCGATGAGTGAAGGTGACGACGTCAACATCTCCCGGTGGTCGATGCTCAATCAGCTCGATGTTTTCTGAAAAGCTGCCATTGAGCCACTGAAAACCCGTATCCATACCCATGAGATGAAGCTCAGCTCGATGAGCTAAGTACCCACGAAGGATCTGACAGCGCTCTGCGCTGGTGGAAAAGCGCTGAATCAGCTGAACCAGATCCGTTTCGTAGGGCGATCTGTTCAAGTCAACGGGATTCAATTCATTTATGGGAGGTAACAAGCCCTCCGCGTTCCATTCAGGAATCAATCCCGGCCTCCTTGCTAAATTTATAAATTCGATCACTGGTGCTTAATGCCGAAATGCCGCCACACCAACTACTCCAGATTCGCCCGCACAATCCTTCCCGCCTTCACCTCTTCCGCATACCCCGCCAGCTTGTCCTCGGCCTCCTGGAAGCCGGCCGCGATCCTCAACAGCTCTTTGGCCTCATCCTCTTGCCCGGCCTCTGACAGCTTCACCGCCGCCTGCATGAGGTCGACGCCTGACCACTTGAGTAGGGCAGCAGCCTCTTTTAGGTCTCGGCGCAGCTGCTGGTTGGGCTTAGTGAGGGCCACGACTATTCCTCCATAACTTTTCTGAGCTGGACTATGGCGCGTTTCAGCTGCTCTGACTTATCAAGCGTCGCTTCCGCCAGCTCGTCGAGCCCACCCTCTCTAAACTTCTCGCCCTGGTCGAGAAGCGTCTTGACCATCTGCTCAAGCTGTTTGATATACAGCTCTGTTTGGTATTCGGGGGAGTGACCCATTGTCTGCCTCCTGGATAGTCCAGCTATTGCCGCTCAACTTAATATCGTCAGGTCGCGGCGCAGTTGCTGGTCGACCTGGCGAGGGCCATGGCGCAGTCCGGTTCAGTAGTGAAACTTCTGTGTTGCTTGCACTACGACGCCAACTATCCGGCAGTTTTCATCAAAGACTTCGGTCGGGTATCCAGGGTTGAGCGGCTTCAGATAGAGCTTTCCACCATCGCTGACCAGCTTCTTGAAGGTCGCCTCGTTGCTGTCTGGAAGTTTGGCTACCACAAGCTTGCCCGGCGCCGCTTCGACTTCGGTATCCACCAGGATCAGTGAGCCCTGGGCGATGCTCGTACCTACCGGCGATGTCATCGAGTCGCCTTTGACTTCAAGCCAGAACGCTGGGCCTTTCGAGTTGTATTCGGAAAACTCGTAGCGATCCGAGATGCCTGCAGGGTAGGGCTCTACAGCCTCGGCCCATGAGCCAGCCGATACCCAACTGATCACTGGGTAGCGGAAGCTCTGAGAAGGCTGCTCAGTCATCGAGACGTTGGGCTCTGACGCCTCCTGCTCCGCACCCTCACCAATAGCAAGCCACTCTGCTCTGAAGCCAGTCGCTTTTGCCAAGGCGTAGAGATTCTCTGGCCGGAGGCTTTTGCTCTCGCCAGTAATCCATTGAGTGACAGCAGAGTTCGCGACGCCGCACAGCGCCGCAATTTCGCCCTTCTTTTTCCCGCTGAGCTGTATAGCTCGGGCAATACGTTCGTGTCTTTCCATGGACTCAATATTAAGTTAACTGAATTTAAGCATGCAGTAGGCGGAAAACGCTGTTGACTCGAACAATTAAGCATGCTGAAATTATGTCAAGGTCGAACGAGGATGCGAAATGAATACGCATGAAGTCGCCGAATTCTTCGGCAGCAAGACAAAGCTGGCACAAGCCCTGGGAATACGCCCGAGCGCTGTGACCATGTGGGGGGAAACCATTCCCGAATCACGGCAGTACCAAATTCAGGTTCTTTCCAAAGGAAAGTTCAAGGCAGCAAAAAAGGTACAAGCCGCCTGACATCCCTGTCCGCCGTTCCATTGAAACCAGATTAGAAGAGAGCAGTCCCCATGCAAACGTCCAGTTCCAGACACACCGTACAAACCCGTGATCAGGTGCTGGTCGCTCATACTCAAAACCAGATCGCGCGCACCAGCCTGAGCCAAGACGACTTCGCCCAGGCTCTGAGCCGTGAGCTGCACCTGTCGATTCCAGATCGCGCCAAGAAGAAGGAAGTTCCAGACTTCAATTCGCCAGAACTGACCGGTGACGTGAACGAGTTTGTAAAGGCGACCGGTCGCTGGCTGAAGCGTGTACAGCGCTGGCTCTCCGGGGATCAGGAGATGCCGTCTTGGCTGGAGGAGTCTTGGGTAAACGCTCTGGAGCCTGAGTTTCGCGACAACTGCATCAATGAGCTTGCCGGCCGCCATGGGCTGATCGGCGCTCGCCAGATGCAGAGCGACCAATGCGCCAATAAAAGCTTCGGTGCACTGATCCGCGCGCTGGGCGATGTGATCGACACCGGCAGCGAAGTCTTTGACGACCAGGTGATGTGCGAAGAGGACTTGCCGCACCTGCCGGCGTTTGCCGAACAGTGCCGCCAAGTTGAGGCGCGGGCAGGGGAGCTTGGCCGGAAGGCGGAAGCACTGATCGCAAAACACCGACCGAATTTGAAGCTCGCCTGAATCCCGGGCACAAAAAAGCCGGGATTGCGCCCCGGCTAATTCATTAACACTTGATGAGGCCGATTATGCATAGCCAACCTACTTCAAGCAATACCCCCAACAGTGTCGCGACACGTTTTTCGAATTCTGAAAACGTGTCGCGTACCGTTATGTCCTCTCGCGAAATCGCTAACGTCACCGGTAAGCGTCACAACAACGTGAAGCGAGACATTGCTGCGATGCTAAAAGAACTGAAATTAGATGTGCTCAGTTTTGAGCACATCTATCTGGACGGCCAAAACCGGGAACAGGTTGAGTACAGGCTCGACCGGGAGCATACCGACTGCCTGCTCACCGGTTACAGCGCGCCTATGCGGATGAAAGTTATCCGCCGCTGGCGCGAACTGGAACAGCAGCACGGTGCTCGCGAACAGGTTCTGCTGAGCGGCACCAAGGTGATCGGCGAGATTGCCATCATGGAGTGCTTCACGCGCCTGTTGAAGCCCGCGCCGTCGTGCCAGATGGCCATGCTCACGAAAATCGCCGAGAACAACGGTCTTGACCCGAAGTTTCTCCCAGGCTACGCCGTCGACGCCGCGCCAGATGCTACTGGCGGATCCTCGATGCCCACCAAGTCAGCCACGGCCTTGCTGAAAGACAACGGCATTCGCGTGTCACCCGCTGCGTTCAACCGCGCACTGGAAACCAAGGGCTTTCTGAAACAGCTCCAGCGCAAGAACTCCAAACAGGAAATGGTTCCGTTCTGGTCGGTGACCGAGAAGGGCATGACCTACGGCAAGAACCTGACCAACCCCCAATCCCCACGCGAGACGCAGCCTCACTGGTACGTCGATCGCTTCCTCGAACTGGCCAAACTGGTCGGGAAGGCCTGATATGCAATTCACCGTCACGATCAATCAGGTGAAGGCGTTGGACTGGGGGCTGAATTCTCAGCAGGCCCTGCTGTTTGCCTTCGTCTACGGCTGCCCGAGCTGGACAAAGCCAATCAAGACTGACGACGGGATCTTCTTCGCGCTGAGCAAGGCCAAGATCATCGAGGAGCTTCCGCTGCTCACTGACAAGCCAGACACTGCTTACCGCATGCTGAAGGCCCTGGAAGAGGCGGGTTTGATTGAGTTGCGCTCTGAGGCATTCCGACTCACCGAAAAAGGCTGTGAGTGGAACCCGAACGGTATGGGTCACGTCAGCGCCTACCAACCCGCAATCCTCCCACCTCGGCGCCGGACGAAAAAGAAACCAATTTCTTCAGGTCTGCGCGCTCAAGTATTCGCCCGCGATGGTCACGCCTGTCTGCGCTGTGGCTGCTCGGTTCTGATGCGCTTGCGAGCGGATCACGTATTGCCTGAAAGCCTAGGCGGAGAAGCCTCTTTGGCCAACCTTCAAACCCTTTGCATGTCCTGCAATAGTTGGAAAGGCGTACAGACAATCGACTTTCGCGGTATTTCCGGAGGTGCCGCATGAGCATGGGACTTATGGTCGCCGCAATGAAGCTTCGCGTCGGCAATCCATTGCGCAAGCTGGTCTTGATAAAGTTGGCAGACAACGCAAGCGACGTAGGCGAATGCTGGCCTTCCTACCAGCATATTGCTGACCAGTGTGAGATCAGCAAGCGTTCGGTCATGAACCACATCACCGCCCTGTGTGAGGCGGGACTGTTGCGCAAGGAAATTCGGAAGGGTGGCCCGAAGGGAAATTCGTCGAACGTTTACTTTCTGACTCTCGATGGTGGTGCACCTCCTGCACCAGGGGTAGTGCAAAAGATTCACCCGGGTGGTGCAGCAGGTTCACCCCCTAGTGAATCTCCTGCACTAGGGGGTAGTGCAGCAGTTGCACCCAGAATCAGTAACTCTCTTGAACCAGTCATGGAACCGGTCATTGAACCAATTGCACCCCCGGCTTCCGCCGAGGTCGAGCCGGTTCAAACTCGCAACTTGGTGCTGGTGGTTGATCGAACCGATACGCCACGGGTTGAGATCCCCGCTGACATGCCGGGCCCCAAAGACCAGTCCTGCAAAACCTTCAAGGTCTGGGCGAACTACGCCATGGCCTACCGAAAGCGCTACCAAGGTGCTTGGCCGGTGTGGAACGCCAAGGTCGGTGGACAGCTCGGCCAACTGGTCGACCGCCTCGGCGCCGATGTCGCTCATCACGTCGCTGCGCACTACCTGAAAACCAGCGATGCCGCCGTCCTGCGCAAGTGCCACAGCCTCAACGAACTGCTGGCCAACGCCGAGAGCTACCACACCCAGTGGGTGACCGGTCAGCGCATCAACGGGACAACCGCACGCCAGATGGAACGCACCGAGGCGAACGTCTCCGCCGCCGAACAGGCCGCGCAAATGGTCTTGGCCAAGCGCAAAGCAGGGGAGCGCAATGAGTACATTTGAAATGGATGATCAGCAGGTTGCCAGCCTCGCTGCAGCGATCTGCGCCACCGCCGAGGCCATGGGTCAGGAAATGAACCCAGGCACTGCGGCGATGATGGCCGAAGACCTCTGCGCTTACTCGGTGCCCTCCGTGAAAGCCGCGCTGAAGGCCTGCCGCTTCGAGGTGAAAGGCAAGCTGGCGATGGCCGACATTCTCCAGCGAGTGCAGGCCGCTGACGGCCGCCCGGGCAAGGACGAGGCCTGGGCGATCGCCATGACCACCAACGATGAATTCGAAACCGTGGTGCTGACCGACGAAATCCAGCTCGCACTGGCTGCTGCGAAACCTGTACTCGATGCCGACGACAAGGTTGGTGCGCGTATGGCGTTCAACAGCGCTTACGAGCGTCTGGTGGGGCAGGCTCGTGAGGACGGCAAAGAGGTGAACTGGCATGTGTCTGTCGGCTTCGACGCCAACCGCCGCACGCAGGCGATTACCAAAGCCCTGCAAATGCAGCGAATCCCACAAGAGCGCGCTCAGCAGTACCTGGCCGACTTGAGTGTCGCACCGGTCACTGAAGACGGCCGGGCCGTCGTTGCGCTGCTGACCGGTGATGTAGCGCGGCCTTCGCCAAAACTGCGCGAGAAGCTCGCCGCAGTGAAGGATTCGATGCTGGCGATGCGTAAAGCCTCAGACGATGAAAAAACAGAACTGCGAATTTTGGCAGCCAACGAGCTTGCCGATCGCCGGGCGCTGCTCATTCAGCAGGCCGAACAATTGGAAGCAAGGAGCGCTGCTCAATGACCATCGACAAACAAAAACTCCAGAAGCTGCTGTGGAGTGAAGTCGCCTCCTGGAAGGCTGACTGGGGGGAGTGGAGGCAGAACGCTGAAGCGCTTGGCGAATTCCTCGGGGAGAAGACCGTGGAGGAGGTAGCGCTGGAGCTGCTGGCCGACAACGAACGACTGACGCAGCAACTCGCTGAGTTGATCGAAGAGTTGCCAAATAAGGTGGCCGCTCATGACTGACAAAATCTCCGTGAACTGTCAGGCAAAGTTGTCCGAAGCCATTACCAAACTCAGCACCATGTATCGCGACAAGAAGTTCGTCGTTGTTTCGCTGCGCCCCGGTAAGGATCGCACGCTCGATCAAAACCGGCTGTGGTTTGCGATGTACAAGCGTATTGCCGAGATGACCCAGATCGGCGACGAGGCCGACGCTCGCCGGTACTGCAAGTTGCACGTCGGCGTGCAGATCCTGCTGAACGAAGATTCTGGGTTTCAGGCTGAGTGGTATCGAGTGATGCGGCACCTTCCGTACGAGACGAAGCTTGCCATGATGGGAGGCTGCAAGCTGTTCGGCCCGGACGGTTTCCCGGTCACCAGTCTGTTCAATCGCGCCCAGGGCATTGCCTACACCGACCGGATCGTCGCGCGCTTCGCACAGCAGGGCGTGTACTTCGATGATCTGCTGAGCCAGGAGGCTGCATGACGATCGCAAGGAAGCAGCCAAAGCCGAAGAAGTGCTGTGTCGTCTCGTGTGGGAAATCTTTCATCCCTTCGCGCATGGGGCAGGCCGTATGCAGTCCGGCCTGTGCGGCAATTGATGCCCCGCGTCATCAAGAGAAAGCTCGCAAGGCGATCGACCAGTGCGAGCGCCGCGAGATCAAAGTCCGTAAGGAAAAACTGAAGAGCAGGGCGGAACACATCCGCGAAGCCCAGGCCGCGTTCAACGAGTGGATCCGCCTGCGTGATGCCGATCGCCCATGCGTGAGCTGCGGTCGTCATCACGAAGGCCAATACCACGCCGGGCACTACCGCTCTGTAGGAGCGAACCCCGAGCTGCGATTCGAACCGCTCAACGTGTGGAAGCAGTGCGCCCCGTGCAACACATACCTGTCCGGCAACCTTGTGAATTACCGGCTTGCGCTTCTGCAGCTGATAGGCCCGGAAAAGGTCGATTGGCTGGAAGGACCGCACCCGGCTCGCAAGCACTCCATCGAAGAAATCAAAACCATCAAGGCCGACTACCGAGCCAAGACCCGCGAACTGAAGAGGGCCGCAGCATGACTTATCGCAATGTGATTTCCGCCGTAGTCCGAGCCTTGGCCGCCGAGACAATCAGCTCCACCGGTGGCTGCGACTTTGAGCCTAAGGTGCAGTGCGCCAAGCAGAAAGGAGAGATCGTAGGTAAGGAGGCGGCGCTCCTGCAGGACTGTTGGGTGTTTGGTCGGCTGCACAAATCGCTAACTCCAGCTCACTGGCGTGCACTCGTAGCGAAGTACTCCACCCACGAGGAGCGTAAGCACGGCGCCATTCTGGAGCTGCTCAACTCGGTGAAGACGCCAGCGCCGAAGCGCTTCCGGGAATGTGCAGTGCTGACCTGGGCAATTCCTCAAGTTGCCGGTGCTGAGGGTAAGCGTTCTGCCTCCGTACTGCCGGCCGCCTGGTACGACATCACCAACTGGGGCAACGACGGCAAGCCGGAATCGACCCGTTATCGGTGGCGCTCTTCGATTCGCAAGGCTCTGGACGATCAAGTAAATGAGGCGCTCACAGCGGCGCAGGAACTGCTCGATGCGGAGGGTTTGATCGAAAGTTGCGCGGCGTAGCAAAAAGCCATTGCAATGAGTGAGAAAGTGAGAGAATATTTACCCATCCTGTCGATCTTGCGCGTTAGGGATTGACACAGAAAAGCCTCGTCTTTGAACGGGGCTTTTTCATGCCCGCTCGTCGAGCTGATCGCACTCCCTGTTTGAGCAGCTCCTCTCAGTTGTATGCGCAGACCCTGCGCCACTGACGGGAGAAAGTGATGATTGACGACAACAACGGCCCTGAAGCGCCATACCCCGGGCCCGACGAGAAAGCACCAGAATCTGGCGAAGGTCGTGATTCCGGTCTTGAGCAGGCTGAATCTGAGCCAAAGCAGGGCGCTGACGAGAGGCCAGAAGATTGGAATCCACCACCTGGTAACCCAGGTTCCGACCAAGACGCCCAGACGGGGCGCGATAACGGCGGTGCGGCTGGTGATGCTGATCAGCAAATGAATGACCAAGGCGACGAAGATAAGGAGCCACGCGGTGTACCTGCGAGCGATCCTGAATCCGGCGCCTGAAAAACGAAATATCTCTTAGCCCGCCAAGTGCGGGCTTTTTATGCCTCAGATTCACCTGTAGCAGGACAAGCCCGCCGAACGGCGGGCGTAGCTATTTTTTCATCGCCCGCTTGATGCGCATCCAGTCGCGGTAAGCGTCTGTTCGTCGGCGATCGGCTTGGGCCTTCGCCTCCGTAAACCGCGCCCACGCATCAGGACTTCCGTTATCTACTTCGATGATTTTGTACGCAGCTTCATCGAGCAGATCGGCCTGGCGAAACATTTCTGTATTGGCAGCGATTTGTTCATCCCAAAAGTCTCTATCTGATAACCCTAAGATGCTCTCCAACATCTGTTCAGACCTCCTCCCACGTGACGGGTACGGACTCACGCCACTTTACGTCGGTGATCCCGAAACGTTCCGCCATGGGTTTTGAAAACCGTCTCAGTGGAGGCCGTCCCGGCTTTGGTATCGGAGCGATGCCAGCGTCGCAGCTCGCCCATTGCCAAGCCTCCGCGTTGTTCATCAGCTTCGAGCGGATGACGAAAGACTTCGGCTCTCCATAAAGTTTGTACTCAATCACGAAAATATCAACATTGCCCACGAGTCATGCTCCTTCTCGGCTCATGAAGTAAGTGATGTTTCGCAATGAGAAAGATTCCAAAAATTGTCTGACAATTCTTAATCGACTGATTTAAATCAATTACTTGTTCGATTAGCGCCTATTCAGGGCCTTAGCATCGCTGAGGCTTTTTCGTTTTCGGCTCCCCACACCCATTGCCCCGAGCTGGGAGTGCAGCGGACGCCGGATTTATCAATCTCCCCAAGGGGGAGGCAACCCGGATGCCAAACATGCCTGACAAGCCAGACACATGGGCCAAGATCTGGCTGGCGTTGAGCAATCCGCTCTGGCAGGGCGTGATCATGTCCATCACCGTATCGTTACTTCGAGTCATGTACGACGCGAAGGAAACCAGTAAGCGCCGGATTGTGTTCGAGGCGCTGATCTGTGGATCGCTGAGCTTGGTCGCGTCGAGTCTTATTGAGTGGATGGCCTGGCCTTCCAGTTTGTCGGTCGCTGCCGGTGGCACGATCGGCTTCCTCGGCGTGACAGCCATACGCGAACTGGTGACCCGCTTCCTCGGTCGCAAGGCGGATGCCGCATGAAAGCCTTCGCCGCTGCAATCATCATCGCCTTGGTCGCTGTCCTGCTCGTCGGGATTCAGCAGTACCGGGTGATCGCCCTGCGCGCCGACGTGAAGTTCGAAGCCGGCGAGAAACAGAAGGCGGTCGACGCCAACGTCGAAAGCCAGGCCACCATCACCACGCTACTTGCCGAAGCCCAGCGCAACGCTGCCTACCAGAAAGACCTGAACAAGCGAATCAAAGCCAGCGAAGACAAAGCCAAAAAGGCGAGGAAAGACTTTGAAGACCTCAAGCGCAACAGCAAGCCTGTTCGTGACTGGGCTGCTCAGCCTCTTCCTGACGGCCTGCGCGGAAAAGCCAGCAGTGGTAACCCAGGCAAAGGCGGTAAGAATTGAAGCGCCTGAGCTGATCCCGTGCGAGCGGATAGATACCGATAACACGGATCTGCGACTCAACGGGGATGTGTGGGCGCTGAAGGATCGAGCTATTGAGTTGCTCGACACTTGCGCTGACCAGGTGGACGCGCAGATCAAGCGCAGTCAGAGCAAGTAGGTCGCGACACGTTTCGCGAGAGTGCAAATTGTGTCGCGACACGGATAAAGGTATGGCCGACAAATCAGGCGAGCATGTCCACAGCTGGGATGACGGCCGTGGGCAGCGGCATGTGTTCGTCGATGGGATGCCTGTCACCCATGTGATCTGGTGCGATACCAAGGCAGGTATTGCTGTTGTCGCCGACCAGCCCCTCAAGGCGTCCGACGGTGAGACAGTCGACTTCCATCCTGTATGGGGTGAGGTGAAGGTCTTCTTACTACGGCGGATATGTCGGTAGCGGTGCCCACACATCGGAAGACAATTTGTTTCAGTGAAGCCTAGTCGATGCTAGTGCAGCGGCCCCTTCAAGTTCCTCGCCTCGTTTTCCGCTGAGAGAATTTGCATGCGCACGCGCTCATGCTTTTCGTGCAGCTTGAGGTAGTCGGCGCGAACGTCCTTGTTCCTGTCACGATCGTTGGCCAAGAATCGACGATTGTGCTCGAGCACTCGCAATGTTTCCTCTCGGGTAAGTCCCACCATAACTTCGTTGCCATCCTGATCCTTGCCGAGCATTCGCATCTCATTCATGTAGTTGCGGTCTGAGTCGGTTATGTCGAGGTTGCTCATTAATGTCTCCGCCGTTCAGTGATTCCGATTGCTAGGAATAACCGACGAACCCTAAACATTTCAAGCACTGCCCAAGCGAGGCACCACAGTCTCAAGGAATCCCTATGGCGCTGACAGCAAAACAGCAGCGCTTCGTCGACGAGTACCTGATAGACCTGAATGCCACGCAAGCCGCTATTCGTGCGGGATACAGCGCAAGGACAGCCAGATCCATCAGCAACGAGAACCTGACAAAACCTGACATCCAGTCAGCAATTGAAAAGGGGATGAAAGCGCGGTCGAGCCGGGTAGAGATCACCCAGGACATGGTTCTTCGTGAGCTGGCAAAGATTGGCTTTAGCGACATCCGCAAGGTGGTTCGATGGGGCGAGACGCAGGTCCGCATGGTCGACGGCGATGAAGGTGAGGCTGAAGACATGGTTCCGTACCACGGCCTGGCGCTCATCGACTCTACCGAGGTGGATGATGCGACTGCCGCTGCAATTGCCGAGGTATCCCAGGGGCGCGACGGGCTGAAAGTTAAGCTGCACGACAAGAAGGGAGCCCTGGTCGATATAGGTCGCCACCTCGGAATGTTCACTGCGCCAGGTCATGCCGAGCTCGACGCTGAACTGAAGCGCCTTGAAGTCGAGAAGCGCCGCGCCGAGTTGAAGCTGATAGAGAAGGGCGGCGGCAACTCCAGCGCCCAGCTACTTGCTGATCTGATTGCGAGGCTGCCTTCATGATCACGAATACCGGCAACCTGATGCTGGATCGCCAGCTGTCTCGCTGGTACCCGCTCAAGGATCACGCGGTGCAGCTTGCCCTGGTGGCCGCGGTATCGGAAGGCATTCGCTTCCCCTTGGTGCCTGCTGGCCGACGGAGTGGCAAGACCGAGCGGTTCAAGCGTTTCCTTGTTAAGCAGGCATCGGCTTACAACGGTATGTACTTCGCCGCGGCACCAACGCACGCCCAGGCAAAGAAGATCTTCTGGGACGACCTGAAGGCCTTCACGCTGAGCTGCATGCACAGCCGCCGACCCTCCGAGTCCGACCTGATCATCTACCTGGACAACGGCAGCGAGATTCACGTCATCGGCCTGGACAAGCCGCAGCGGATTGAGGGTATTCCATGGACTGGCGGGGGCATTGACGAATTCGCCGACATCAAGCCGGATGCCTGGGAGGCCAACATTCTGCCAGCGCTGAACACCGTCAACCCGACCATGCCGGATTACCGAGCCTGGTGCTGGCTGCTCGGCGTTCCGGACGGCCTGAACCACTACTACGACCTGTGCATGCAGGCTGAGTCGGGCAATGACCCTAACTTCCGGGTGTTCCATTGGAAGTCGGCCGAGATCCTGCCGCCCGATGTGATGGACGCAATGAAGCGGGCCATGTCGGCAAAGCAGTTCAAGCAAGAATTTGAAGCGTCGTTCGAAACGGCGTCGGGCCGGATCTACGAGGACTACAGCAAGGCGAATACCACCAACGCCACCATAGAGCCGCATGAGCAGCTGATGTGGATGCACGACCAGAACTTCACGCCCCTGTCATCCGCGATCGGTGTCCGGCGCAACGACGGCAAAGACCTTTATCTGCTGGATGAGATCGTGCTGATCAGCGCGGTATCGAAGCAGTCTGCTGCTGAATTCGTGGACAAGTTCAAGGATCACAAGAACAAGCACGTCCTGATCTACGGTGACCCTGCGGGCAAGGCTGGCGAAAAACATGGCCACGCCTCTGACTACACCGACATTGAGGGCGTGCTGAAGGCCAATGGCTGGACGTACACGCGCAAGGTCAAGCCGGCACACCCGTCCATCAAGGATCGGCAGAACGCCGTTCGGGCAAAGATCCTGACCGCGTCAGGCGAAACCAGCCTGTTCATCAACCCTGTTACAGCGCCCTGGTGCCACAAGGGATTGAGCACGGTTCAGCTTCAGGCGGGATCGACGTTTCAGGAAGACCAGAAAAACGACTACCAGCACATCACCACGGCGATCGGCTATTGCATCGACGTTGAGTGGCCGTGCATCAAACGCACAGGCGGAACACGCCGAATTGGAGGCTTGGCCTGATGCCAGTGCAATCGACAAACCCCGACTACGCCGCGCACATCGCCGAGTGGGAAATGATGGACGACGCGCTCGAGGGTGAGTGCGCCGTCAAGCGTAACGAGCGCAACCTGCCCAAGCCGAGCGGTATGGTTGAAGCAGAGAAGCTCGACGGTGCGGGCAACAAGTACCTCTACGAGAACTACACGAACCGGGCTCAGTACGAACACTGGGTGCGTGACTCGCTGCGTTCAATGATGGGCCTAGTCTCGCGACTGATCCCGGAAATTGAACTGCCCGCCGGCCTGAAGGGGCTTGAGGACAATGCCACCTCTGATGGCTTCGGTCTGAAGCAACTGTTCTTCCGCATGGTGCGCCAGGCTATTTCACACGGCCGCGTCCCGTTGGTGGTGAACATCGATGAGCGCGGCGAACCGTACTTCTCGACGTATGCCACGCGCAACGCAATCAATTGGGACACTGCTGATCAGGGTGGTCGGCAAGATCTGGTGCTCTCGGTTTTCCGGGAGTTCCGCAAGAAGGGCGGCGACCGCTACAGCCACGACTGCGACACGGTGTTCCGCGAGTTCTTCATGCAAGGCGAAACCTGTTACACCGCTGTGCGGAACGAAGGTGGCGACATTGTCGAGGAGGAGAAACCCCTCGGCACCACCGGCACCGACAACCGACTGGTCAAAGGCCTGTCCTACCTACCGGTGATCTATTGCGGCTCGACCGACAATTCGCCAGAAGTGGACGAGGTTCCACTGCTCACAATGGCGCGCGCCGCGTTGAAGTCCTACCAGCTGAGCGCTGACTACTTCACTGCGCTACACCAGACCAGTCACCCGCAACCTTGGGTTGCCGGCATGGATGAGTCGGTCGAACTAAGCGTAACTGGCCCATCAGCTGCATGGGACTTAGGTCCGAGCGGTTCGTGTGGCTACTTGGAGTTCCAGGGGGCAGGCGTCGAAGCCGTCCGCAAAGCCATGGATGACCAGAAGAACGCCGCGCTTGAAGCCGGTGCCAAGGTCATGGACGTGGGCGGCACCGAGTCGGGCGAGGCCCGCAAGACCCGCCAAAACGATCAGCACGCCACGCTACACAGCATCGTCATTACGGTGGCCGAGGCGGTAGAGCAGGGTCTGCGATACGCCGCTGAGTGGAAGGGCTACGACCCCAAGCAGATCAAGTTCAAGGTGAACCCAGAGTTCGTGACGCCTGAGGTGAACGCCCAGGTGCTTGCCGAGCTGCTGAAAGGCGTGATGGCCGGCACGATCAGCGCCGACACCTACTGGCAATACCTCACCACCGGCAAACTGCCGGACCGCCCATACGAAGACGAAGCCGACCTGATCAGCGATGAGCGCGAGTCGGCCGGCATCAACTTGGACAAAGACAATGCCATCGACAAACCAGGCGCAGGCGGACAGCCAACTGCTGGAGCAGACGACCCGCCACTCGGTAATGCTGGAGCGGCTTAAGGCCGGCGAGGTCAAGAAGTTCGAGAAGTACCTGCGGCAGATCGACAGGCTGGTGCGGGAGCAGTTGACCCGCAAGGAGCTGACCACTTACAGCCGCGACCGTCTTGAGCAGTTCCTGGTTCGGGTGGACGGCAAGCTGCTGGAGATCTACAAGGCCTACGGCGACCTGGTGCAGGCCGATCTGGTCGATATCGCGCTGTATGAGTCTACCTTTGAGGCAAACAGTCTGAGCAATGCGCTGTCCATCGACGCAGTGGTGCCGAGCAATACCGTGATCCGTGCGGCGGTGTTTTCCTATCCGCTCCAAGTGAAAGGCATCGACGGCGGCAAGCTGCTGAAGAGTTTCGTCAGCGGCTGGACGCGTACAGAGACGATGCGGGTCACGAACACTATCCGCCTCGGCTTCGGCCAAGGCCAGACCAACGCTCAGATCATCCAGGCTATCCGCGGCACCGCGGCGCAGAACTTCACGGACGGCGTCTTGGCGGTGAGTAACCGCAACGCCGCCTCTGTGGTGCAGACTGCGATCCAACATGTGGCCACCACGGCCCGGATGGAAACGCTGAAGGCCAACAGCGATGTGGTGCTGGGCTATCGCTGGGTGTCGACGCTCGACCGCAAGACCTCGCAGCAGTGCA